GGTAGCTTTCTTAGGGATACCATGCTTACCTGTCTTAACGAAGACAGAGTTTGGGTCTATGAATCTATGACTAACTACATCTAGAGTTTCATGATTCTTAAAGACATAGTTGTTTGTGTTGTATGTATTTTCCATAGCTTGCTTCTTCTCAATACGTCTGTTAGTTGTCGTCTAGCAGGGACAGAGGATCCCAATCGACCCCCTCACCATCCCGCAAGATCCTGACCGCTTTGGCCATTTTCACCGCATCTTCGATGCAGTACGCAGAACCTGTGCGATCTTTGCGTTTCTCGTACAGCGACAAAACCAAGGCTGCGTGGTTCCTTGGATGGGTCGAATCCAGCAGGGCATCTGCCTTCTTTGGACCCATCTTCCACAATCCGCCAATGTTATCCGTGCTGTCTCCCGTAATCCACTGTCGATAGAAGAATCTATCGGCTGTGGCGATGTCCGTATAGCTGATTTCTTCTGCTGCTGGTTTGGTATCTGTTGGGGGTAGCCAGCTGTACCCCGGAACTTGGGCTAGATCCTTGTCGATGGTGACACAGATTGCCCGCAGGGATGACTTGTACTGGCCCATGATGTCATCGGCCTCCAGATGAGGCTCGGTCACGGCGCCAAGCTCCATTAGGAACTCTACGGCCTGTCCTAGGCAGTCTGGCCTAGGTGCTCCAGCCCTGTGTTCCTTGTATTCAGGAAGGAAACGCCGCCTGAAGTTGTCTTCTCTGCGGCACGACAGGGCAATGATTGGTGGCTTGTCTCTAGGATTCCATCTAGCGATGTCATCCATCAGTCTTTCTTCAAGCCACTCTTGACCTTCCATGTCAGCCCAAAAGGCGGCTCTATAGGCAATGATGTCTCCATCAAGTATTGCAACATCTGGTAGTAGATCCATTCCTTAGTCCTCGAATAGGTCGGCGATTTCTGGGCCAGTATCGGAGAAGAAGTGCTGGCAGGGAACACAGGCACATCTATCACAATATGTCTTGGGGTGGATATCCAACAGATAGTCCGCCCGCTTTTCTATCTTTGACGACAGCTTTGTTAGCGTCTTGTCGTTGTGGATAATGAAGTCGAAGATGTCCAAGTAATCCTTGTTTCCGCTTTCGTATTCGTTCGCCATATATTCCGATTCGTGGTTTCTCCACGCTGCGTCGGAATCCACAAGCTGCCTAGTGCCTCGGGAAATGAACAACGATTTTGCACCGATTGTCTTCCCAAAGTTAAGCTCGTTAAGATAGCGACAATCATCAACAATAATGACCGTCTCCTTCCACAACTTATCAAAGCACTGAGATGCTTTTCTATCTGCGTTATCATACTCAAGCCACTTCTCCTTGAATCGCTCTATCCAGTAGTCTGGGTTTTCTTTCCGCTTTCCTTCGCCAACCGATTGGCAAAAGGCACGGTACTCCTCTGGGTTCTTATCCTTGCTTAAGCCTTGCTTCTCTGCTTGTTCCTTGATCGCAGAGGCGAAGGGCAGGATAACAGGATTGAAGTCTCGCTTCTTTGCGATAGCATTAATGATTGTTGCCGTTGTGGTTTTTCCAACCCTTGCTTGTCCAGCAATCAGTAGTGTGATCATTGTTTTTCCTTAGCATGTATCTGTATAAATTCGCTGGATGCCATATCTCAGGCAATCCAAACAACCATGACGCATAGGTAGTACACATTCTTGGTCGTGTAAGTCCTATGAATCTGCCAATAAAGTGATGAAAGATCAGATCCCAAGAGCTGGCATCTGTATAGCCAGCAGCCTCAGTATAGAGAGCATCAAAATCAACAGATGATTCCATAACATATGTTATTCCAACTATGCTTGAACCAAGTTTTTCCAGTTCGTCTTTATCATGAACCTTGGAATTTGGTACGATTCCGTTTTCGGTTTTTCTACCCTCGCATATCGTGATGCACTTGTATCCAATGCTGGGGTGGTAGAACATAGGACCAACATGGGTGATGTTACTGAGGCCCAACAGCTTTACCAGCCACCCACTATAGCCTTGAATCTTGCTGAAGTCATAGTAGACCAAGTAGCAGTCTACATTATCTAGTTTCATCAGTGTGTCTCCGACCAGTTACGGCCTATCTTGAACTCGGCGTTGATCGGCATGCAGATCTTAAGTCGATTGCCAGCCTCAATAGCGGAGTCGGTGATTATCTTGCCAGCTTCCTGTGCGATATCCGCAGGACAGGAGAACTGAAGTTCGTCGTGAACATAGGCAACCTGTTTGACTGCATTGCCAAACTTTTTTTGTAGGTTGATGTTTGCCAAGATCATCCAGTACTTGGAGACAACGGCACCACTTCCTTGCAGGAGTGTATTAAGTGCGGCGTGTGCGCTGCGTACTGGGACGGATCGACCATCTACCAGCTTTAGTGCGTTGTACTTGGCAACCTGAAACTCTACCGCTTTCTTGACACTGGCCAAGGCTGGTAGCTCCCGAAGGAAGCGTTCCTTGAGGGCAGCACCCTGCTTGGATGTGCCGCCTACGATCTTGCCTACCTTGGCATCTCCAGCCCCGTACAGGAAGCCGTAGATGAATGTCTTGGCGTTGTTGCGCGTTGGCAACCCAGCCTTGATTTGATTGTGGGTGTGGATGTCACCGTTAAGAATGACATTGCCGTACTCACCAGCATCATATGGGAACATGTAATGCGCCAGCATTCTCAGCTCAAGACCGCTTAGGTCTGATCCCAGCAATACATGATCATCGTGTGGAACCCACAGTTCTCTGATCCTGTGGTCGCTTGGAACCTGTGCAAGGTTGGGCTGTGAGTGTGTGCATCTGCCAGTGGTGGCACCCTGTACATTGACATCGCCGTGTACTCTACCGTCTCTGGAGTTGGTGGAGCGGGTATACCAATCCTCGACCATACCCAGCAACTTGATGTTGTCAAAGTATTCCACCAGCTTCTTTGCCTCTGGATACTCAAGATCCTGCAGGACATCAGCATCGACATTGGGATTGCCAGCATCTGTCTTGGGTGCTTCCCAGCCATACTTATCGAACAATCGCTCGGCAATCTGACTGCGGGATGCGGGGTTGAACACCTCGACATCGTCCTTGAGTCGCTTGCCTGTCTTGTTGGAGAACCTGTGGGTTACCTTGTCAGGAAAGATGGTACGCATTTCATCCTCTACCTGAGCCTTGAACTCGGTCAGCTCCCTAAGTAATTTGCTTGCACTGTCTTGACAGAATGAAAAGCCATTGCCCTTCTGTCGCATGATCACGGCTGATGCCATGTGCTCAAGCTTGACAACCTTTTCATACTTGTTCTTGGCGATCCACTCAATCTGGTGATTGTAGATTTGGTGGGCAACATGAACATCTTGAACGCAGTACTGTAGCATCTCGTCCGTAAGCTCTGACCAAGTACCAGCGTAGTTGATCTTCTCTTCTCCTAGGTACTTGCCCCACGCCTCAAGAGAGTTGCCACCTAGCGGGTGGTTCTTGAGATCGGGATACATAAGCTTGGACACCACCAGTGAATCGTAGATCTCTGCGTTGCCTGTATAGCCAAGCATGCGCTGTAGACATGGTAGATCAAAGCCATAGATGTTGTGGCCGATCAGCTTGGTTGCCTTGTTCAGATACTGAAGCAGAGGCTTGCCCAATCTATCGTCTGTCCATGTCTGTAGTTCGTTGTTCTCTATGTTCTTGGTGACAACACAGTGAACCTTCGTGCATTCCTTGACTGGTCTTCCCTTGGAATCAAGGATCAACTCCATCAACGAATCCGACTCGATGTCAATTACTAGTTCCATCCTCGTTTATCTCTTTCTTCCAGTAGCCGATCTGCAATCTCTGCAATCTGTTCTGGTGTTTTTGGAACCGCCTTGTCTCTGGTAGTTCCTGGATGTAGCGACATGCTTAGTGCGGCTGATGCATACATGTCCCAAGCAGATGCCCTAAGTAATAGAAATTGCGAATAGAATTGTTCGTTTGTCATGTTGGTATTGGCTCGAATACTGGATCGCCCTCGTCATTGAATGCGACATCAACCTCACGCATACGACCTGTGTTTCTATCGTAGAACAGGGCGGTTGCAACACCAGCTCGACCAGTCAATCGGTTCTTGAGAACACGAACGATGGTTGTATTAGCCAGTGTCTGGTCTTGGTTTTGTCTGTCACGCTCAAGTGCAAGAACTGTGTTAGGTACAGAAGACAACGAACCAGAACCACGAAGATCCTGTAGGGTAATTCTATCGCCTTCCTCAAATGCTTTCTCCGACTTCTTCAGTTGAGATACGATGTCGATGTGTACGCCTGTGCGTACAGCCAACGACCGCAGCTCCTTCATCAAGGTGTCGATGATGATTCGCTCGGAACCACCGCCTTCGATATCCTTGTCAGATACACCCATGAGTCCAGCTGCTGCTGCGGTGATGTGATCTAGAACGATGACATCAACCTTTAGGCTGACCGCCATGTATTCCATTCTAGCCAGCAGATTCTGCATGGCGTTGTTGCCTAGGTGATCGTAGATATACAAGCTGGTTTCCGACAACTTTCGCTTTGCCTCGGCATACTCATCATCTGAGAACTCGTTGACAAAGTCGATGTTGATCGGGTGCTTGCCCATGCGAACACGAAGCTCGTTCATCATCTGTGCTGCACGAATTGCCCTAACTGGCTTGTTGATCATCAAGCTGATCATGTCATCCATAGTCTCTTGCGGAGACTCTTCCAACATGATGCAACCGACAGATCTCTTCTCGTCAAGGTGATGATGCATCAACTCTCTTAGCAGCGTTGACTTGCCGCTGCCAGTGCCACTTGCCCACAGCGAGATCTCTCCAGACCGCTGACCGATCAGAAACTCCGACAGCTTGTCAAACGGAAATGGATAGACCCTTGCCGTGGAGACTTCGCTGAGATCCACGATCTTGGACACATGGAGAATCTCGTCTGGCGAGTAGATCTGTGCTTCCCAGATAGCGGATACAACAGCCTTGCCTTGGTTGTTGACCAAGCAATCGTTTGCATCCTTCATCGGAAGGGATGCAATCTTGCATCTACCCGGCGGCAATACTTCGCTGCAAGCTTTGGCTGCAGACATTCCAGCATCGTCCATGTCAAAGCACAGCACGACCTCCTGATAGGAGGATACGAACTCTAGGTTATCTTTCAGTGCCTTTACGGCTGACTGTGCGCCATTGGGGATTGAAACCACAGGCCAAGTGCCGCCAAGCAATTGGCACACTGTCATGCAGTCGATCTCTCCCTCGGTGATTACAAGCCGTTTGCCACCCATCTTCCATAGGTGCTGACCAAACAGCTGAATGTTCTTGGGTGTACCCTTCCAAGCAAACTGCTTGTTTGGCCCACGCAAATGCTGGGCAACGATATCGCCAGCCTGATCCCTGTAGTTTGCAATCTCGACATCCTTGCCGTTTACGGTTGCAATCTGATAATCGAACTGTCTGCAAGTAGCTTCGGACAGCCGTCTCTCCGTTAGGTCGGAGAACGAACCATTGATCTTATTAGTTAGTTTTGTGTTTACTTCCACAACATCTCCAGTAGGGTTTGTATGATAGCCGCAAGCAAAGCAATGGGTATGACCATCAGAGTATACGGCAAGGTTATCGCTTGAGACATCCTTACCGTTGCTTGCACAGCGCGGACAACGCGATCTGTTAATGACTTCACTCATCTTCCTTCCAATAGCAAACGATCTTGCCAGATAGGATTTGATCTAGAAATCCAGCAACACCATCAAGCAACTCTTTTTCTTCTTGTGGTTGTAGGTCAGAAACAAAATCCACAACCTCTATTTGCTCACGAAGAAGATCCATATCAATACCTACACGCTTCATGTTTTACCAATACTCCATCTTGATTTGTATACCAAACTTCCTCAAACAATGTTTGAACCCACGGCATGCAATACCGACATGGCTTGGACATGCCAAGTTTCTTTGTCGGACTTACTCTTGTGTTTACAAGAATAAGCTTATCCGATCTCCGAGACTTGCTAAGACGGTTGAATGCATCTAGCTCAGAGTGAATGGTCGGATACCTATAGCCAAGTTGAACAGCTCGGGGGTGTGTCTTCTCTCTGTTTTCCTGACCAATGGACACGATCTTGTTCTTACTTAGGATGAACGACAGGTGTGTTCTCGTATCGTCTGCAAACGATTTTGCAAGTTCAAGAATGCTGAGTAAGTGCGGCCCAACTGATTGGGAAGTACTTGGAACAGATCTCTCCGACTCGGTGTGCATATTCCTGCGTCTCTTTCTGGGTGTGCGAGTCAGCCCTGAGTGCATACATTCTTGACCACCCATACAAAGAACCAGTCCAGATCCACTCGGTCATCATTGACTGGGGCAGGATAGCTCTTGCTTGCTCTGGGCAGATACCGTTAGTCACCGCATTTTCATACAGCGTTTTCGTGTAGTTATTGATGAACTTAAGACTGGAGGCAAAATCATCGGCAAACCTGTTGATCTCGGTAGAAGAACCCTGCTTGATGTTGTCGGCAGAATTTCTAAACTGATCTGTCCACCAGAACTGTGGTTCATCCTTGACATATCGTCGGCTTACTTCGTTCCACGCAAAGCCAACCTGATGCTTGGCCAACTGCCTAGCAATAAAGATCGGAGCAGTGAACCGCATCTTTACAGTGACATGTGCAAATGGACTCCAGTGATTGTGCTTGGCCAGATATTCAATCAACCTGTAGTTTTGGTTTACACCGAACATGTCAGCCGACTTGTTCATGGATACCCGCGCAGCATCGCAGACATCCTCATCTGTTCCCATGTGATCAATGTACTCGACAATCGTCATCAGCCCACTCCTGTAAGATTCTAGATTCGATTTTTTCTTCGTCAACACTTAGGATTGTCTCAATCAAGTTGTTCAATGTCTTTGGACCACTCGGCGTGGGTGCTACTTCAAACAGCTCGGTACCAAAGATCTTTACGGTACGGATGTACCTTGTGTTATTCTCATACAGCATCTGATCTTCCTCGACAACCGCATCAATGATCAGAGTACCAGAGTAAGTTTCTGTTTCAAAGTCAATATCAAAGTCGTAGTTAATTGTTACCATGTGTTTTCTTTCTAAACAATCTCCACATAAGTTCACCAATAATGACACCAATAACACAGCAATAAAAAAAGTAGGCTATGTAAAAGACAATACTTATGGTTTGTCATTTCTGAGGTAAGCAGACAGAAGCGCACCACATATGGCTAAAAGTATTCCTGCAATTATTCCTGCCCCAAAGGCAGCGCAAAAGATTGTTTTCACAACAAAATCGCTCATCGCTTCGCCTCCCAATCGTCATAAAACGGACATGGGAGATTAGGTAACTGCTCCCAGTAGCATGCATCTTCTTTTCTCCACATAGTTCCGTCATCCGCAACAGCGTAGAGACAGGGGTGCCCTTCTTGTTGTGGAACTACTAGCAGCTGCACTACTTTTCTTTGAGTGGTGGTGTTCGTATTGTCGTTCATGGTTTGTTTTCCTCTTTGCGGAACGCCTTGCGGCAATGCGCCTCGGTGATGTTCAGGCGGTCAAAGAACTCGCGCAGGGTCAGCGATTCGCCTTCGATGCCAACCATGAAGTCGTACCAACCTGAGATGTACAGCCTTTCGGTAGACGGAGTCCATTCAATTCTGATGCCAGTGCGTTGCGACTCAGGACCGATGTTAAGATAGTGCGGCATTATTTGCTCTCCTTGCTTGATTGCAGTTGATCCTGACCCATAAGCCAGTCTTCTCGGTACAGAACACAGAACGGTGGCTTGTAGTGAGGCATGGCATATTCATCTTCTCCACGCTCAACCCACAAGATTTGCTCTGCTGTGTAACTTGATTGGGGTTTGCCGTATGCAGTAACCCTGCAAAGTCTTCGCTTGCCAAACTTCTCTACAACTACACGGTGTGGATTATTATCACCCATTACTTGTTCTCCTTAATTACCAAGGTCGATCTTTAGGAAACTCTTTTGCCAGTTCGGGAGTTGTTGTACAGTTTCCCGTCCATAGCGGTTTGTTAGTAAGGTTAACTTGTAGCTCGTAAAGCTGCTTGTCAACATCACGAATGTTCCTGTTAGTATCACGAATGTCAAGACTTGTTCGATACAACACATCGTTGATCTCTTTGGAGAGATCCGCGTTGATGTTGTCAAGGCGGTTGGTGAGCCGAGTGTTTACCTCACCTCCAAGAAACATCGTGAAGATGCTGACGGCGATTGAAAGAACAGAAAAGATGATTGCGAAGATGGAGATGGTGTCAGTCATAATCATGGATATACCTTATTACACTCATAGATCTCAATAAGATTAAAGTTGTCATATTCTTCCTTGAAGATTTGAAACACCTGATCTTCATCGTTTGCAAAGATGACATCGTTTTCTTCTGTGATTTCTTCTACCACTTGAATAGCTTTGTTTTCAAAGATGACACCTTGCTTGTAATCTGATGGGAGTTTAACCCACCAGTCTTTTTTCCTATAGCGAATAACAAACATTTTCATTCGTCGTTTCCTTAAAGTGTTCTTTCATAGCCCGATTTACTAATCTTTCATATCTATCTACTATCAAGCACTTGTGTAATTTCTCTGCAACTTCAAGATTTGTGGAATCATATTTTGGTTTCATAAAAGACGCAACAAACCCTGTTACAAAAACATTAGCAAGGAAAAACAAATTACCGATGTAAAAAACATAGAATAGATCTGTCAGAATCGGTGCTTTATCTGCATACTGGGCGGTCAAAATTAAAAGCAACAGTGTTGATCCTACAGTAATGACGGGTAGGACCAGCCCTGCTTTGTTATATTGCTTGTCCTCTGAAATAGCACTATTTTGATTTATGTAATCAAATACAAAACGACGAAATGAGTCATATTCTTCTCTCGGTAATCGTTGATCAATATGCTCACTCTCCATCAATTTAAGAATATTCTCTCTTTTATATGAAGATAGCAATGCAACTTTATGCTTGATATTTTTACTGATGTTTTGCTGTTTGCTCATCGCTGCCCCTTCTTCCCCTGCTCGATGGCGTCGAGGAGCACTTGTGTCTTCTCATCCAAGTCGCGCTTCCACGAATCGGGCGTGTGTGGACTGTGGCACAGATGTTGAAACACCTCGATCACCCACGCCCTAAGTGGGATCGAAGCAAACTCATCGGCGTTGCTTTGGGGCTTGAGCGCGGCGAGTTCGGCGCGGAGGCGAGAAAGTTTTTCCCCAATCTCAATAGTGTTGTACTTAGTTGGAAAATGCTTGAGTCTGTCTTTTGCATATTTTCTAACAGATTTTGGAACTCTTGGTGTTTGCTTGGGATCAAGCAAACTGTACATGAAAGTACGGGCATTGTCTATTGCGTTTATCATTTCTTCAGTTGTCGTCATATACACTCTCCTTAACATTCCTGACAGGACTTGAACCTGTAACCCACAGCTTAGAAGGCTGTTGCTCTATCCAGTTGAGCTACAGGAATAACAACACGATCTGTGGGAATCGAACCCACATTGCATCCGTCGATGCCGCCTTGCCACTAGACTAAGATCGTTAACCATGTGCGTTCTTCTAAGGATTAAACGCAACCCCTCCTGTGAACTTATGTGCCTTCCCGTGTATACGGGGGGCGGTAGTGATAAGTTCTTTATGCGTTTAGTCTCCGCATACTAGAGAATGGATCTGGTGGGAGTCGAACCCACACTCCGTATAGGAAGCAGATTTTGAGTCCGCTGCGTCTGCCGATTCCAGCCACAGATCCAACAATAGAGGGGGTGGGAGTCGAACCCACATGAGGGCCATTATAAGTGACCACCTTTTACCACTATCAGGCACCCCTCCAATCAAACCTTAGAAGCTTGGCTTAGCGCAACGATCAAGAAGCGTCTGCAAAGCCTCTACGCTGAAGGTGCCACAGGTAATACCGTTGCCCTGTGACAGCCTGATGAATACCATTCCAGCTTCCACATCTCCCTGATCCTGCTCGAATTCAATGTAGGTATCAGATTCATCAACAGAATCGTGCGACATAACAATGCTGTAATTCATAGTTCCTTAATCTCCAAAGTAAAATACCCTGTGCCTTTAGACCAAGCCTTCTTGGCTTGAACGCAGATTACCTGTGAGTCATCTTCCCAAATCAATTCATTGCAAAGATCAAACACAGCCTTAGTGTAGTTGTCGATATCTGGACGGGGATAGTCTAGCTTACTGGTCTTTGGTTTCTCTGGAAAGACCTCTAGCCAAACCGCCAACGGTTTGTCGGTGGGTTCCCAATCCCCCACGATATCTTCCATCACAGGTTTTGCAGCCTGTCGAAACTCTTTGTACTTACCAGTGTAATAGCTTCCCCATTTGCTAACCCGTGGCCTAGAAGCGGCCACTGGTTGCGCTGGGAACTTCCACTTCATTAGAAGGGAACATCCTCATCTTGAATACCGTCTGGCTTCTTTGGGGCAGTCTTAGCATCTGCCGACTTAGGGGTTGGCGCATCGACATGCTGTCCAACATACCCGCCCTCTACAGCTTCAAAGCCGTTGGTCTTTGCCGTGTACTCTGCGTTCTTCTTGACGATCTGAACACCGTTGAGATAGAACGACATGGTCTTGGACGCACCTTTGGTGACAATGGCTGGGCCAAGCTTGATCCGAACAATGTCCGTGCCAAATGGAACGACATCCGTGAACTTGCCTGTGCTGTCCTGACATGGGTATGCACCCTTGTCGATGTGCTGCTTGCTCTTGAACTTGATGGTGCGAACACCATCCTTCTCGTACACACCGCTGATCTTTTTGACGCCATTCTCCTTGGCAACAGCCATAAGCTGAGCCTCAAGTTCCTTGGTCAGCACAACGGTGATGTTGTGGTTTGCGCTGTTCTCTCCGAAGAACACGTCTGGCTTCATGAGATTGGACCACTTGACTTCAAGCTGGTCGGTGATGATTCCCTTGATACGATCAGGCATCGTTGTTGTCTCCCTTGATGGTGTTGATGTTGGTGATCATGTCCTGCTGGAGGCTCTCTAGATAGAGAACCAAAGTCTCCAGATACTTAACTACTTCGTCTGCGTTGACGATTTTAACCTTCTGCTCTTCCATTGCTTGTCTCCTTCATTACTTTTGTTAGCTTGTTGATGGTCTGTTCCATCGTTGTTTCCCACTGATCCGTTGGTTGCTTGATAGAGAAACCAGCTGCACTCTCCAGTGGGAAGAGAAAGAGATGCAGCAACTCATGAATGACGGTGTTCTCATAGTCATGATCTTCCTTGCGAATGTGAATCACGCTCTCAAGGTTGTTGGCATCGTAGACATTGAGTCCGTAGATTGTTTCGCCATCCTGATTCATGATCTCAGGCTTTCCCCAAACAACAGAAATCTTCCATTGTTCAAGGCCAAGCTTCTTTTGCCATGTCTTTGAAATCTTTCTGATTTGCTGTAGTTTCATCGCATGATCTCCAGATAGGCTTGCTTGCCGTCAATGACTATACCACACGAATGAATGCCCCGTGAAAGATGCTTCTCGCTGTACAGCAAGGCCGGATGATCCTGATCTACACCGCTGCCGACATTCATTCCAAAGATCAGGTTGTTGTTATGACCCCTGAACCAGTTGATGGATGCCTTGCTGTGGGTATGCCCGCTTACCACGGACTGCATCATTGACTTGGCAGCATTGAA